GTAGAAGCGGTACAAGTATACTTTGAAGTTAGTAAAAAAGAAGCTAAAGAATATATAAACATGCTTCCTAAAACTGAATTAGAAACAATCACATCTCAAATACATGGTGAAATGTAATTTACATTCATGGGAAGGATCACCACAAGTAGACTATTGCTACATGTGTGAAAAAGAACAATATAAAATAAATGTTATGAGTAATACAAAAAACGCTATATCACAATCGTTGATGGAAGAATCGGCATATGGTTCTCTCGATAAGAATTTAATGGCGGCTCTAGTTGAAGTAGCTACTCAGCTACCTAAGGATTCTATTACATGCGCAGTGATGGAAGATTTAAAACATAGAGCAGATCGTGGGTTAAAAAAGTATAATACCACATTGGGTGAAAATGATCATCAAAATATGCTACAACATGCCTATGAAGAGGCTCTTGATATGGCTCAATATCTTAAAAAAGAAATTATCACTTTAAATACAATTCAAGACTTAATTAAGAAACACCCTAACGACACTGAATTAGGAATGCTAATACGAAACAAATATGGCAAAGCCTAAATTGACAGAAATTGAGCTAAGTATTAAGAAATATATTCCTCCTGAAGTAAATCTAGCATACCAACGTTCAGTATCTTATTCCCAATATTCTATGTGGGCTACTTGTCCTTATAGATGGGCAATGAAATACATTGAGAATAAAGAACCTTATCAGGCTAGTATCCATACCGTATTCGGAACGGCGTTTCATGAAACATTACAAGAGTATCTCAAAGTAATGTATAATGAAAGTGGAGCTGCCTCTGATAAGATGAATCTAGAAGAACTATTCCAAGAACGATTTAGAGAAGTATATTCTAAAGAATATAAATCAGCTGGAGCTCACTTTAGTAGCCCTACTGAAATGAGAGATTTCTTCGATGATGCAAGAGCAATGTTAACCTGGATTCAAAAAAGACGAAATAAAATATTCACTATTCGTAATGTAAGATTACTAGGGATAGAAATACCTCTACTACTTAAATTATCAAACAACTTATACTATAAAGCCTTTGTTGACTTTGCAGTATATGACCTAGATTTAAAAAAAGTTACTATATATGACATCAAAACATCAACGCGTGGATGGAGTGACGCTGAAAAAAGAGACGATAAAAAAACTGCTCAAATCTTACTATACAAAGAGTATTTCGCAAGACAATACGGATTTGACGTCGAGCAAATCGAAGTCGAGTTCTTCATCGTTAAGCGAAAAATCTATGAAAAAGCTGAATACCCTATTCCCCGGATTCAGTCATTTAGACCAGCTAGTGGAAAATCCAAAAGACGAAACGCAGTAGATAGCTTTCAAGACTTCATTAAAGATTGCTTCGATGAAAGTGGAAAGCCACAAATAAAGTCTTACCTTAAAAATGTAGGTGAGAGTAGTTGTAAATGGTGTCCTTATAAAGATGATGTAAGTCTTTGCGATAAGAATGCGGTTTCCACATAACCATATATATTTATATCAAAATATATTAATTATGGCAAAGATGCAATTAACCTCAGTAAAAATTCCCGAAGATCTATTCGAACAATTCAAAATAGCATGTGTTAGATACAAATTCAGCGTACAAAAATTAACAGAACGCGGTATGTTTCTATATCTAACAGATGAAGAATGGAGAAAAACAATTCACAATACTCTAGACACACAATTAACAGGAAGTTTATAAAATTAAAACACGTTACGAATGAAAGAAGGTTATATTGAGCAATCAAAACGTAAGAAAATCTTACTACTATGTGATGATATTAGAATGACATCTGGTATCTCAACAATGGCACGCGAAATTGTCATTGGAACTGCCCATCGTTTTAATTGGGTGAATGTTGGTGGAGCTATTAACCACCCCGACCAAGGTAAACGCTTTGATATTAATGCTGACACTAGTGCACAAGCAGGAATACCAGATGCTAGTGTTACTTTATATCCTATTAATGGATATGGTGATCCATCATTTCTAAAACAAATGATAGCAATGGAAAAACCAGATGCATTAATGATGTTTACTGATCCAAGATATTGGATTTGGTTATTTCAAATGGAGCATGAAATAAGGAATAAAATGCCTATTATCTATTTGAATATATGGGATGATTTACCTTACCCAATGTATAATAAGCCATACTATGAATCATGTGACGCACTATTAGCAATCAGTAAACAAACTGAAAATTTAAATAGAGCAGTATTAGGACCAGAGCTAGCAGCTGAGAAAGTAATTAAGTATGTTCCTCATGGTATTAATGAAAATATATTCTTTCCTATTACTACTGAACATGTTGAATATTTATCATTGCAAGAATTTAAAAAACAATTATATGGAAATAAATCGTACGATTTTACTGTATTATATAATGCGCGTAACATCCGTCGTAAATGCGTTCCTGATTTAATGCTAGCATGGAAGATATTCATTGATGAACTTCCAGAAGCTAAAGCTAAGAAATGCGCTTTAGTATTACATACTCAGATTGCAGATGAAAATGGTACTGACTTACAAGCAGTAAAAGATATGTTATTTGGATATGAAGAAAAATATAATATCATATTCGATCAGAATAAATATCCTGCTAACATAATGAATTTACTCTACAATGCTACAGATGTGAATGCATTAATTAGTAGTAATGAAGGTTGGGGATTATCATTAACAGAAGCAATGATGTGTGGTAAACCAATTATCGCTACCGTTACAGGAGGAATGCAAGATCAAATGCGTTTTGAAAATGAAAATGGTGAATGGATTAAATTCACTGAAGAATTTGGCTCTAACCATAGAGGCAAATATAAAAAATGTGGAATATGGGCATTCCCAGTATTCCCATCTAATTCATCAATTGTAGGTTCAATTCCAACCCCTTATATCTTTGATGATAGAGCAGAACCATTCGATATTGCTAAACAAATTCAAGAGGTATATGCCTTAAAAACAAATCAAATCGAAGAGTATGGATCTCATACTAGAGGATTTCAAACATACGAAGAAGTTTGTAAAGCAGCTAGAGCTTGGGTTACATCAGATGAATCAATGCAATCAGCAAGATGGATGGCTAAAAATACAATCGATGGAATTGAAGAAACATTTGCTAACTGGCAACCACGCCATTCATTTGAATTAATTCAAGTAGAAACTCCAAAACAACCAAAACATTACAATAAATACGTTATAGCAAAATAATATGAAACAATTAATCGTTATAAGTTGCCCAATAGACACATACAGTGGGTATGGTGCTCGCGCAAGAGATATCGTAAAAGCGCTTTTAAAACCAAATAAATACGATATAAAAATTATACCACAACGATGGGGTAATACGCCATTCGGGTTTTTAAAAGCAGATAATGCTGAAGATAAACAAATTTTAGATTGTATTTGGGATCAACCCCAACTACCTAGACAGCCTGACATTTGGATTCAACATACAGTACCAAATGAATTTCAACCAAATGGAAAATACAATATTGGTATTACAGCTGGTATTGAAACAACACTATGTGATGCTACTTGGGTTGAGGGTGTAAATAGAATGAATTTAACGTTAGTATCATCTGAGCATGCTAAAAAAGTATTTGAACAATCTACATTCGAACAGCGTGATACTGCTACTCAACAAGTAGTCAAACATATTAGGCTAGAAAAGCCAATTGAAGTATTATTTGAAGGAGTAGATACTAAAATATATGAAAAAATAGATGCAGTAAATGAAAGTCAAGTATGGGATATAGTAGATACTATTCAAGAAGATTTTAATTTTTTATATGTTGGACATTGGCTTCAAGGTGAATTAGGACAAGATAGAAAAGATACAGGCATGTTAGTTAAAACATTCCTTGAAACATTTAAAGGTAAAGGTAAAAAACCAGGATTGATCATGAAAACTTCTACGGCTACCTATTCTATAATGGACCGAGATGAAATACTAGATAAAATTCAAAAATTAAGACTATTAGTAGGTGATCAAGACTTACCAAATATCTATTTACTACATGGTGGATTAACAGATGGAGAAATAAATGAATTATATAATCATCCTAAAGTAAAAGCACACGTGTCATTTACTAAAGGTGAAGGATATGGCAGACCATTACTTGAAGCATCTATTAGTCAAAAACCAGTAATTGCTCCTAACTGGAGTGGACAAATTGATTTCCTAGATAAAGATATGTCTGTATTATTAGCAGGTGAAGTAAAACAAATCCATCCATCAGCAACAGTAGCAAATATGCTAATTCCAGAAAGTGGATGGTTCACTGTTGATTATGAGAAAGCAGCTAATATATTAACTGACATTTATAAAAATCATAAAAAATACCTTGATGGGGCAAAAAGACAAGCGTATCGTTCACGTACAGAATTTAGTTTAAATAAAATGACTGAAAAATTAAATTCAATAATTGATGAAAAAGTACCAAAACAAGTAGCACTTAAATTACCTCAGCTTAAGAAAATCGAATTACCTAAATTTAAAAAAGTAGACGATGCAAAATAATACAGGAGCAATAATTTATACTTATCAAAACAATACCTTAAATTATGAAAGAATTACTTACAATATGTCCTAGATGTGGTTCAAACGCATGTAGTGAAGTATCAAATGATAAACTAATTGTATGGAATTGCTTTGGATGTGGATTTACATCTAATTCTACCCTTACAGAAAAAAATATAGAATCAACAGAAGAAGTATTACCTGAACTATATAAAGCACTTAAATTTAAAAGCACAGATGAACTATATTGGTACCCTATGTCTGTAATATTAGAAAATAAGGCAATGGTATTTGCAGAAGGCAAAACAATTGAAGACTGGAAATGGTCAGCTGTACAATCTAAAGAAGACAAACTAGATATGTCTACTAAAAAAGAATTCGCAGAACGTGAGTTTATGGATGCGTTAGAATATATTGGTTACTTTAATTAAAAATAAATATGCCTACAATTAGTTATGCAATCACAGCATGTAATGAACATGTTGAATTAGAACGTCTATTAAATCAATTAAACGAAAGTATTCGTCTTGAAGATGAGATAGTGGTTCAATTAGATATAACAGCTACTGCTGAAGTTAAAGCTGTAGCTGAAAAATATAATGTAGAAGCTCCATATGAGTACCACAGAATACAAGCTACATTAAATAATGACTTCGCATCATTTAAAAATAATCTTAGTGAACATTGCACACGCGACTACATCTTTCAAATAGATGCTGATGAATACCCACACCCAGAACTAATCGAAAATTTACCTGCTCTTCTTGAACATAATCCTGAAATTGATGTATTTCTAGTTCCTAGAATTAATACAGTAGAGGGACTAACTGAAGACCATATTAAACAATGGGGATGGAATGTACAAAACGACAGAGTTAATTTTCCAGATTACCAATGGAGAATATGGATAAATAAGAAAAATATCAAATGGATAAATAAAGTTCATGAACGATTAGATGGCTTTGGATTATATTGTAATTTACCCTTATTAGATGAATTATGCCTATACCATCCAAAAGATATAATTAGACAAGAAAAACAAAATCAATATTATAATACATTATGAGTAACAGAAGATACCTCCCAACATTAAGTGAATTAGTTGACCGTTTAAGTATAGCTCAACTAAAAGAAGTATTCATCGCTGAACATAAAGAT